ACATCGACGGCGCGCGTGATGTGGTCGTCATGAAGGCTAAAGGCAAAAAAGCCGGCATGAAAATCTTGCCGCTGGCGGCAAACACCCGCCCGCCTGCGCTGCCTGCCCCGGTTGCGCCAAGTGCCGCCGATCCAGTGGTGGCGCAAACGGTGGAACTGCCAGCAACGGCCCAAGATTGGATCGCTGAGACGATGCGGCAAGTTGCTGCCTGCGAGACAATCACCGACCTGGCGGAACTTCAGATTGGCAAGGCGAAAGGGTTGAGCCGGCTAGAAGCGTTTCCCAAGGCACACGCGGACGTGGTGGCGCTGTTCAATGATCGGCGGGCGGTGATTGAGGGAGAAAAGTGATGATAACTGCACAGATTGAACGGATTACGCCCGAAATTGCAACGGCGCTGCTCGAAAGCAATCACGACAATCGCAAGGTCTCTGACACGATTGTCAATCAATATGCCTCCGACATGGCGGCAGGCCGGTGGAAAATGACCGGCCAGCCTATCATTGTTGCCGATAATGGCTCTCTCAATGACGGACAACACCGGCTTTGGGCAGTGATGAAATCAGGCACGGCTGTTGACATGCTGGTCATTCGCGGAACCACGCGCGACAGCAGAGACGCCATTGACACCGGCAAGGCGCGCTCCTCTGGCGACGTGTTGCAGATGTTCCACATTCCAGATGGAAACGGAGTAGCAGCGCTGGCGCAATGCGTCATTAGTTGGGAGCGCACAGGCCGTTCACGGCTTGGCAGCCGGACAGGGGTAAGCAAGGCAGACGTTATTGCGCGCGCAAAACAGGATGAACGCCTTATAGTCGCTATGCGCGCCGGCAAGAAGTGCGGCCAGATCGTTGTGCCGAAGCACGCCGCCTTTGTTCGCTATGTGGTGCCGGACAGCCCCAAATTAGACGAGTTTCTGGAAAGGCTGGCAGACGGCGCGTGTCTTGAAGCTGGGCACCCGGTTTTGACCATCCGGCAATGGTTCCTGCGCCATGGCCGTCGCGTGCCTGATGCGCAAGCTATTGAGGCACTGTTGCGCGCCTGGTGTGCCTTCCGCGACGGGCGAAATCTGTCAATCATTAAGCTGCTTGGGGAGCTTCCGACGCCATGAACCCCGCCACATTGACCAAACGGGAGCGCAGCATGACCGCCTTGCGCGTCCTAATCGGCTGTGAAACCAGCGGCGTTGTCCGTCGCGCTTTTGCTGCCCGTGGCCACGATGCTTGGTCATGCGATCTGTTGCCGGCAGAAGATGGCAGCAATCGGCACATCATCTGTGACGTGCGCGACCTACTTAGTGACGGGTGGGATTTGCTGGCATGTTTCCACCCGCCCTGCACCCGGCTTTGCAACAGTGGCGTGCGCTGGCTTCACACCCCACCACCAGGCAAAACCCTAGATCAGATGTGGGCCGAACTTGATAACGCCGCCGATCTGTTCAGTGCAGTCTGGAACGCACCGATTCCGCGCGTGGCCGTTGAAAATCCGGTGATGCACAAACACGCAAAGGCGCGGATCAAGAATTATCAGCAGCCGGCACAGACTGTGCAGCCGTGGTGGTTTGGCGAACCGGCGTTCAAGGCCACCAGCTTGTATTTGCGCGGGCTGCCGGCGTTGCTGCCGACGAACCGTCTTGCCGCGCCAAAAGCCGGCACAGACGATCACCGCGCCTGGTCATGGGTGCATCGCGCGCCGCCGGGGCCGAACAGGTGGAAAGATCGCAGCCGCACGTTCGATGGCATTGCAACGGCGATGGCCGATCAGTGGGCCGGATGGGTTGAAGGGGAGGCAGTAGCATGACCCGCCCCTACACCCCCGCCACAATCTACCACGGCACCCCGCTGACCCCGCGCGCTGCTTTGCAGTCGATGGCCGGTCGCGCTTTCTGCGTCAGCTTCCACCACCCGGCTGACATAGCGACAGTTGACCAGCTCGCGTCATCGGTGATGCTCGACAACGGCGCTTTCAGCTTTTGGATGGCTGCCCGCAAGCAGGGCAACGAAGCCCGCGATGCCGAGCGCGATTGGCGTCCATATTACGCCTGGGCAGAGCGGTGGCTTGACGGGCAAAACCGCTGGGCAGTTGTGCCAGATGCCATCGCCATGCCGTCGCAGATCAACGATGGCCTGTTGAACGATTGGCCGTTGGGCAAGTCTCAGGCATCGCCGGTTTGGCATATGGATGAACCACTGCACCGCCTTGGCCGCCTCATTGAGCAAGGCTGGGAGCGTGTTTGCTTGGGGTGGGTGCATTCCGACAGGCGACAGAACGTGGTCGGCAGCGATGCTTATTTTGCCCGCATGGATGAGGTGGCGGCACTTGTCGGCAATCGCTGGCCGCCGCTGCACATGCTGAGGGGGACGGCGGTTGCGCGCCTCTTCCCGTTTCGTCAGCGCAGACAGCACCAGCCTCGCGCAGAATGGATGGCGATATGACAGCCCGATTGACACGGCCCTTGGCGACCAATGGCGAGGCCGCCGCGCCTATGCCGACCGCTTGGAGCGCGGCGATTTCCCCCACGCAGTTCGCAGCCGGTTGTTCTTGGATCATGGCCAACAAACACGGGGAAGCGGCGCACATGGCGTTCGACCTGTGGAGCAACCTCACCCTGTCCAGTTTGGGCTATTCTGAAGGTGTGGCGATGTTTTTAGACGGTGTGAAGTGCTGGCACGAACAGCAACTTGCGGAAGAGGTGACGCAATGATCCGCCCTTACACACCCGCCAGCCTGGCAGAACACTGGGAGTGCAGCGAGACGACTGTGCGCGATCTTATCAAGAGCGGGCGGTTGCGCGCTTTCAAATTAGCGGAGAAACTGTATCGCATTCGTCCCGAAGAAGTGGAGCGGTTCGAGTGTCAGCAGAATACAGACTCGTCCAGCACCGAGACAAATGGAGCCTCGCCTATACCGATGGCGAACGAGGCCGCATTCGTGTCGCGCTTGGGACGGATGACCGGGGCCTCGCAGAGGCCCGCGCTCGTGCAATCTGGAACGCACGAAACGCAGCGCCCAGCGAGAAGTTAGCCGATCTGTGGCCCGCCTACGTCCGCGACAGGCTGACAGAGGTGGCCCGCACAGACCGCTTCACGTCGATCTGGGCGGCGTTGCAGCCGCACTTTGGCCACCGCCTGGGCAAAGCGATTACGCCCGACGATTGCCGTGCGTACGCCGCCGTTCGGAAGCGCGCCGGCAAACGCCCCAGCACCATCAAGACCGAGCTGGAATTACTGCGCGCCTGTCTGCGCTTTCACTTTGGCCAAGCCGCGCCGAAGCTGTGGACGCCGCCAGCCAGCCCACCGCGCGACCGATGGCTGACACCCGATCAGGTAAACACCCTGCTTGCCGCGACCGACGCGCCCCATGCGAAGCTGTTCATCGTGCTGGCGGTGACGACCGGCGCACGTATGTCGGCAATCCTCGACCTGACATGGGACAGGGTGGATATAGCAACCGGGACAATCGACTTTCGACCGGCAGGCCGTCACCAGACGAACAAACGTCGCGTTGTCGTGCCGATGAACAGCCGCGCCCGCGTTGCGCTGGAGGAGGCGTACGAAGCCCGGTTGACCGATCACGTTATTGAATACGCCGGGCAGCCGGTGGCGAACATCAAGAAGGCGTTCGCCAATGCATCGCGCCGCGCCGGCATAGTGTGCAGCCCGCATGTGCTTCGCCACACGTCTGGCGTCTGGATGGCTCAAGCAAACGTGCCGATGCAGCTGATTGCGCAATTCCTGGGCCACACCAGCACCAGAACGACCGAGACACATTACGGTCGCTATAGCCCGTCTTTCATGGTTCCTGCGGCCAATGCGCTGGAGTTTTGAGCGGGTTTTGGTTCATTGGAACCACCCGCCCCTCTCGGCAAAATCGGCTAAGTCACTGGCGGCATTGGTGGGCGCTGAGGGTTTCGAACCCCCGACCCTCTCGGTGTAAACGGGCGTCCCTGCGCCGCGCACCGTGGTGAAAAACGGTTTTACCGTGGATGATCCTTGCAAAAAACGCCGGATGCACCGTGGAAGCCCGCGCGGGGTGGTTCAATATGAACCAGTGGAGCCTCTCGGACAATTTCACGGCTTAGGCCACGCCCGCACCAGAGCAGCCCGCTTCGCCTCGCACGCCGCAATAGCTGCCCCGCGCTCAATCAGCGCCGCTTCCACATCAGCAGCAGACCCGCCCATCAGCGCGGGTATCTGGCACGCCTGCATCGCCTCACTTGGCGGCGTTGGCAGACGTAACGGCGGTGTCACTGTCCGCGATGGCCCGCAGCCGATCAGCAGACAGGCAAGCGACATTGGCAGCAGGATTCTGAACATAGAACGTCCTTGTGTTCAGTTTCTGAACATGGGTTAGCCGGTCAATCTCAGCCGCCCGTTCAGACAGCGCCACGCCAGCAGCATCGACCTGGGCTTGCATAGCCGCGCTCTTGGCCTGTGCGGCTGCCACAGCGGCGATCTCAGCCTTCTGCCACTTTGCCCGCTCTGCCTGCTTGCCGTTGCTGTACGCCCAAAAATACGCCCCCACCGCCAGCAATACGCCAGCGGCGTATGGTGCCAGCCGGATTGCCCACAGCGGTATCATGGCGTCACTCGCCCTTCGTCGTCGGCGCTGCCATCATGCCAGCACCCAGCACGCCAAAAATCACGGCATCCTTCACATCGGCATAGCTCAAGCCCAGCGGCCCCGATGCGAACGCTGCCACAAGCACGATTGCGCCGGCCCATGTGCT